TGCCTGGATTCCTGCTCTCATTACTGCTGTTGTTACTAGCGTTGCTGTTGTTTTGCTGAAGGGTGCTTTCGGGCTGTAACATCCCCTAATTTAGAATTGTCTTATGACAATCTATTTTGAGCCTTTTCCTGCCAATACTCGTAACGATGAGTTTGGTAATCTTGCCCCTTATCGTAATGGTAGACCACACCGCGGTCAGGACTGGAGTCCTAAAGAGAAGTCTGCTATCAAGGCAATCACTGATGGAACTGTTTTTGTTTCAACTTGGACTGATGTTTTAGGTTGGATTGTTATTCATTCAACTAAAGATGGTTATTGGGTGCTTTACGCTCACTTAGCTGAGAAGTCTCCGCTAGTGAAGGGCGATAAGGTTTTTGGCGGTAAAACTGTTTTAGGTAAAGTTGGGGGCGGTAAGAACACTCCTTCTGGCTCAGCTTCTACCGGTGCGCACTTGCACTTGAGCATTGGTAAGGCTAACAAGGATTACTCTAACCCGAACATTCACTTGAGCGCTTATGAAGATTTGATTGACCCGCTAAAACACATTCTAGGAAACAAGGAGTAATTATGAAGTCTGCTGGAAATGTATTGCTGAGAATTGTTGCGACTTTTGTTGCTTCTGCTCTTGCTGTTATTGGTGCTGGTTCTTTGGGCGGTGTTGCACCTGCGACTGCTGCTGCCATTGGCGGTATTTTGGCTGTTGCCAAGGTCATTGAGCGCCTTTCTTTGGCTTTCCTTGAAGATGGCAAGCTCTCTCAAAATGAGATCAACGCTGCCTTCCAGCAGTCTGTTCAGTTGAAGAATGTGAAGCCTGAGCCTAAGCAGAAGTAATGAAACTAAAGTTTCTTGCATCTCTTTTCTTTGTTTTAGCCTTTACCTTTTGGCCTTTGACTATTGCTAAGGCTGACCCTAACGGCTTGAAGGTTGAAGTTTATACTTTTGACCCTTCTGCTACCCCTGACCGCAAGGCTTATACCTTGTGCGAATCTGGCTGGACTAGCGTTGCAAACATTGACTCTGATTTTGACCATGATAACGCAGGTATTGTTGCCGGTTGCCAAGGCGATTTTGTTTTAGTTCATTATTCGGGTTACATCACTTCGCCTAGATCTGGTTTGGTTAGTTTTACTAACTGGAGTGATGACGGCTTTTACATGTCCTTTGATGATGTTCCTGTTATTGATGCTTGGACTTTGAAGGGTTGCTCGCCTACTACTGCGGTTGTTGGTATGACTGCTAATGCAAGCGTGAAGTTTGATGCTTGGTTTTATGAGTTTGGGGGCGGAGCTTGTAACCGCCTGTTTTGGGGTCAAGATGAAGGGACTGTCATTGTTCCGGCTTCAGCGTTTAGCAGTGATGTTGTTTCCCCGCCTGTTGTTGTTACACCTAAACTAAACAAGCCTTTTCTGCTTGAAGGTGTAGTTGATGGAACTAATGTTGATCTAACCTGGTCAAGGTTTATTGAAGAGACTCCGATTGAGCGTTATGCGGTTACTTGGACTTATGGCGGGGCTGATGGTTGGGGTGTTGCCAGTGTCGCGCCTGCGATTACTATTGGCGGGTTGCCTGAAGATACTGATGTTACTTTTAGGGTTCGAGCCGATAACGATTCTCTTGGTGTTTATAGTGAGTACTCTGACCCGATAACTGTTCACACTGGTTTTGACTCTGTTGTTGAGCCGCCTGTTGTTGAGCCTGAGCCTACTGAGCCACCTGTTGTCCCTGTTATCCCTGAGCCACCGATTGAACCTGAACCGCCTGTTATCCCTGAAACCCCTGAAATAAGCCCTGTAACGCCCCTAGAGCCTGTTTTACCTGTTGAGCCTATTCCTACCCCTGAAACGCCTTTAGAGCCTGTTATTGATGAGCCTGTTACTTATCCTGAAGTTTTGACTCCTGAAGAGCAATATCAGGTTATGTTAGATGATTTGATGGCTGCTGCTCAGGAAGATGACATTCAAGTTCCTGAAGAGATAGCTAACATCCCTGTTTTTGGTGCTTCTATTGTTGCTTTGACTGATGCTTTGAACTTTATGGGAAATGTTGGGGCTGACATGTCCCCGCAAGTTAGAGAAACAGCGAAGAAAGAGATTGTTGCAGCAATTGTGCTAACTCAGATTAGTCAGTTTGCGACTTCTCAGGCTGTCGCTTCAGCTCAGGCTTCTGCTAGTTCGGGTGCTAGTGGATCAGGTTCAACTAAGACTAGGAGAATAAAGTGAACTTTCTAAAAGATATTATCGGCCAGATTTGGACTTTGCTGGGCATGCTTATTGCCTGGATAGTTTTGGAAGGCACTGCTAAAACTGTTATCGGTTACTGCATTGTTGCTTCTACTGCTATCTGGGCTTTGACTTACCCGATTCGTAAAGATAAAGATTAGAGTTCTTGCTCTTTCTTTAGTTGCCTGCGCTGTTTAGGTGTTGTTCCACCCCAAATACCATAATCTTCAGCCATGCCAACTCGAAGGCACTTATCCATTACTGGACATCGCATACAGATTTGACGGGCAGTGTCAATAGCCATGTTGTACATGTTTGTTGATTGACTAGCCCCGCGTGCAGCCCATTCTTCAGGAAAGAAAACATCCGGCACCTGTTCACATTCAACGCCACCATTATCCATAATTGCTTCATGTAGCTCGATTGTGGCCTGATCTAATCTAAAGTTGTCAGCGGTCATGTTTAGAGTATAGACATGCAAACAATCAATAAAAACAGTTATGAGATACAAGCAAAGTTCTTAGGTAATTTTGAGAACAACAGTCCCGAATGGCATGCGCTAAGAGATGAGCAAGGTGTTATTTCAGGCAGTGAGATAGGCGCAATCCTTGGCCTATCCCCTTTCACTTCAGCAATCACTTTATGGGCGCAAAAGACCGGCAGATTGCCTTCAAGTTTTGAACCTAACACTGCGATGCGTTTAGGTCAGCTTGTCGAGCCAGCAATTAGAACTCTTTACCAGGAGCAACATCCTGAGCATGATGTTTATGAAGTAGGAACATACGCGCATAAAGAGCAAACTTGGGCGCACGCTAACCCTGATGCTCTCTGCTTCGATGAGACCGGTGAACCATACATTCTGGAGATAAAACATACTGCAACTTATTGGGATAGCGTTCCTGAGCATTACCGCGCTCAAGTGCTTTGGTATATGTGGATTTTTGACATCAAGCGCGCAGTTTTCGCGGTAGTCAATGCAGGCAGATACAAGGAATATGAACTTCTTTGGGATGAGTTTGAGTTTCAGGCTATCTATCACCGAGTCCTTGATTTCCGCACTCGTATCTTTGCTGATGAGCAACCTGATTGGGATGGATCTGACTCGACTTATGAAACGATTAGAGCTCTATCCCCTGCCATCGAGTCTCTTGATGAAGAGCTAGGCACTTTAGGCATCGAACTGCTAAATGCGCAAGCCGATTTAGAGAAGATTGAAACACACTTCACTGAGCTGAAGTCGCGTACTATTGCTGCCTTAAATGGGGCAAAGAATGGCACAATTGATGGGGAAGTTGTTGTTACTTTGTCTCAACGCGGTGCAGGGCTTCCATTCCTAACATTCAAGAAAGTGAAAAAATAAATGACCTTAGATTTGCCTTATTACACTGGCCTAATTTTGGCTTATGGTGTCGTTATTATCCCTGTTGTCGCTATTTTGGCTACCGCATGGGTGAAACTGTCTCGCAAAGATTCTGCCTGCACTTGCTCTAACGAATCAGAGTGGTAAAGATTATGGCTAAGTGTCTGACATGCGAAACAACTGAAAACATCGTTTATTCAGGTATTGATGCCCTGCTGTTGGGTATTGATGGTGCTAGAACAGGCGATAAATGCTATGACTGCGCAAACAAAGAGCGTGAACTAAAACAAACAACCGAGAAGGATAAAGAAGATGGCTCAATTTAACTTAGCTGAATATGAAACAGTTGCCGAAAGAATTGCCAGGTTCTATAAGGACAGACCTGATGGCAGACTAATCACCCGCAACATAACAACTTCACAAGACCGACAGATTTCGACTTGGGTTGTTCAAGCTTATGTTTATTTCACTGCTGAAGATCAGGAGAAGAACTTGGCTAAGGCTACCGGTTTGGCTTTTGAAATTGATGGTGCAGGGATGGCAAATAAAACTTCTGCTCTTGAAAATGCTGAGACTTCGGCTATCGGGAGAGCGCTTGCTAATGCAGGCTATTCAGGCGATAAAAGGGCTACACGCGAAGAAATGAGCAAGGTCAAGCGTGATGTTACCCCTGCACGAAACTGGCAGGCAGCATTAGATAACATCAACGACATTGAAGGTTTGAGATCTCTTTATTTGGAAGCAAAACAGGGTAAAGCTTCGACTGCTATTCTGGAAGCAATTAAAGGGAAGGCCGATGGAATCACTGGAGTTACTGCAAACAGTTAGGATTCTCTCTGCTCATATCGCTGAGTTGGGGGAACTTGTTGTTGTTCTCGTTGATGACCCTATTTTGCGGGCTAAAACGCTTGCCAGGCTAAATGACCAAACTATACGCCTAAACTTTCTAATGACTTTTATTCAAAATTAGGTGTTTCCGCAGTTTTTGTGCTTAGATACTTTCTATGCCACGCAAGAAAACTGTTGATGAACAAGAGCTGAGAGCAACCGATTACGCCTGCGATCAGTGCGGGCAAGGTATCCCTGCAACGACTATTGAAAAGCGTAAGTCTCGCGGGGATGAGAACTGGCAGTTATGCGCTGATTGTGTGCGCGTTGAAACCCGCTGTATTACATACATTCACCCTGTTTTAGGCAAGATTTTCTGTTATCCGCATAAGGGCGAGCTTGATGAACTTTGGCGGCCTTTAGATGACGCTGGCAGGCTGTATAGACCTGGTGAGCGTGTTTGTGGTCATAAGGATTGTGTGAACTTGAATCACATTATCGGCTCAGGTATCCACAAGCGCTACGCCAACAGGCTTCAAGAAGTAAGGACAAACTAAATGGGTTACAAAGAGATGGATGCTGTCTACAAGTTCTCTAAGGCTTCAAGGATAGATAAGTTTGTTCTTTTGACTATTGCCAAAACCTATAACCCTGGCAGGGGTTCTTGGCCTAGTCAGGAGAAGATTGCCGAGTTGACCGGTATCCCTGATGCTCGCGGTGTGCGCAGATCGTTGCAAAGGTTGCAGATTTTGGGTGAG